TATGTATAGCTGTCATACCCTGCCGCTCTATAACTAGCTAATTGCGCTTCTGTTTGTACTCTTGATGCTTCGGTTATTGCTAATCTTTCAGCATTATATAATGCATTCTGGTTTCGCTTAGATCCTATTACTTGAGGATCCATTTGTTCTTTTAAGAACTTTTGAAGTCTTGAGGTGAAGTTCCTGGGATTGGTTCCTTCAAGTAGCATTCTACCAAGTTCTTCATCAAGTACTTTCAGTAAGTCTTCTTGGTTTTTCCAAATTCTTTCCGAAAATCTCACACCATGAAAATCGGCATTAACAATTACCTCAGAAAGTCTCGACATTTCTCTTGCGTCCATTAGCGTACCGCCAAGGATCCCTGACTGCCTTACAAGTTCTTCTCCTGCATTAGCTAATAGATATTCAGTTGTTGTTTTAGTTTCCGCATCTGCTAATTTAGCTAATTCAAGTTCTATCTCACGCCTTAAATACTCTGCTCTACTCATCTTCATTGAGAAGTTGTATTCTCGCATTTCACGGTTAGCTTCTGTTGAGAAATCTTTTTCAGCTACATACTTTTCAGCTGCAATAGACAGCGCTTTAATATCTGCAGTGTCTGCAACTTTCATGGCTTCTTCAATTGTTATTCCATGATCACCTGCATACTTAGCAGCCCATTTGAGAATTTGTTCATAAAGTTTATCCGCAGACTTACTATAGATACGCCTTAATTCAGTTACCGTGTCTATATCTTTTTGTTTTAAATATTCAATGTGCTGTTGTTCACGTCTGATCTCGTACCGGAGATTACTCATCTTCTACTTCACTATCTTGAGATTTCTTTATTTCTCTATCATAGAAAGGAAGATCAGCACCCTCTTCCGCTTCTAATCTTTTCATCTCTTCTGTATACGATCCAACCCAAGGAAGTAAACCTAACAGTGTTTGCTGTGATAGCTTACCTCCAGACCTAAAGTAGTTTTGAACATCTTGCCAGAAATCAATAGGCAAGTTCTCGGTAAACTTAATTGCTATATCTTTAACGTTAATTGGAGTTCCAAATGTCGCTACATTAATATTATTAAGAAGCTGATATCTACGGTTCATGGCCTTGGTAAAAGTTTGTTCTTTCATTGACCTTATTTGATCCGTACCTAGCAATTTGTATTTCATAGCAACTCCAGTTTGTTGGCCAGAAAAGTTCTCATCGCTGAAATCCGGAGTATGACTAAACTTATGAATATCTGCTTGAAGTCTTTTCTTATAAGCTTCTGTGCCTGCAACATCATATTGTTTATAGATATAATGCGCATCTATCGGAAGTCCCCTACCGTCTGAATCAGTGCCGTATTCAAGTAGCATTATGTTTGCATTCTTCATTGACTTAGCTTCCTCAAGTGTTAAGTCTGCTTCTTGAAGGTGCCCTTTTATTACTAGCATTGCATCATTTAGATCACTCATATAATTGGCAGTATCTGATTGTCCAGAATCGTATAAGTCAATTAGAGTGATTTCTGTCTCATAGTCCCCCTGGCGAAATCTATTGTTGTACCATTCAATAATTGGTACTTCACCATAAAAATGTTCTTCAACATCTTCATCTATGTCATAAGTCAGTTTGATTTGATTAATACCGCATTCTTTAAAATGATAAATTTTATCTGCTGTATATAAATCTACAGATACCCTTGTCTCTGTTTTGTTGTAAGTGCGCAATAACCTAACTGCTGCAATTGGATTGTGCTCAACCGTTGGATCATATATAACAAAAGTGTCAAAGGCACTTGAAAGCGCTACTCTATTCTCGTCATTTTCATTTCTGTAATGAAGTTCATACGCCCTGCCAAATCTGCTACAGTCATAGCCTAAGTCAGAATTAAGCTCATCTATATCATTCAGTTTATTAAAAGAATCAATTGCCTTTTGTTCTTTTTCTTCTGAAGTTGAAACTTTAACCGGCACACCAAACAAATATCCTGTGTTGAATATAGAAATAAACCCTGCAAAGTTATGCCTTGCTCTATGATCAGCTTTGTTTTCTTCAAGTCTTGGAGGCTTCTTGCTGATTCCTTCGTTATGTCCTGAAGCATAACTTGCGAGAATTGATAGTCTTGGAACTTGAACAGTCAAAAAGTCTGTAATCATATCTTCAAGATCCTCTAGATTACCTAGCAGCTTCTCAGCCGATTCGTAGTTATACCAGCTATTAGCTTCTCGTGGAAAACCGGTATTAATATTTTGCTTAGGGTCCACTGTAATTCCTAGCTCAAAGTTTGATGCCATATCTATCTCCTACAATCCCATTCGTTTCAGGTTATTAATCATTTCTGTTTTATTTATCTTAGTTTTATCTTTATCTATAACTCTTAAAAGAGATGCGAGACTATCCGGAGCATCATCGTGTTCAGCACTCTCTGTATAATCTAGAATTTGATTAATATAATCCGGATCAGTCCCTTTAATAAAAATAATATCTTTCCAATTACGGTAAAGATATGTTGATATCTTTATGTGCTTATTTTGACGCTCATGGTAGCTAGAAGTTGGTCCTTCAATCTTTCTGATAAGATACCCCTTATCTGCGTTCGTCTCGTTATATAGCGTCCCAGCGCGAAACAACTTTCTCTTTTGCTCAAACTCTTCTAAACAATCATCAACATGTTTTTGTTTTAATAATCCATACACAAAAATGCGGCCATCTTTTAATTTCTTAGCGATCGTAAATGCTGATCCATCTGAGCCACCGTAAGCAGCATCAATGTGACATACCCCGTTATATATCAGCTCTGTGTTGTTACCGTCATCAATGATTGGTAAGTCGAACAATGTCTTTTCAGGAGCAATATGTTTAAGCTCGTAGTTAGCAGCAAAAAGACTAGGAGTTAAACTAGATCTCATGTTTTGTATTTCTGCTTCAGACATTAACCCTGTGCTATAACAATCCCACTTTTCAATGTTAGGCATTAAAGTAAATGCATCTTCTTTGTGCCAGGGCGTACCGCAATTAATAAACCGTCCGCCCCGGTTCTTAACATTCTGAAGTTCCTGGTAGACTAGCTTTGTCTTATCTCTATCTGCTTTTGATATCCGGTCATTAAGATTAATAATGTCATCCGTAATAATTATGTCGTAATGCTTACCGGTTATTGATCCTCCGGACCCTAGTCCTAGTAACTGGCTTGCACCCCTTGGCCCAATCTTTACGTTTGTATCAATCTCAAATGCAGTTGTCTTAGTTCTTTGAAGGTCTATCTTGTAAAGAGCATGAACTAATTGCTTAATTCTTTTAGAATCTAATAGCTTCGCTATCTGCTGTATTACTTCTTTAACGTCGTCATCGGTCTTTCGCATAAACATTAACGCTAAATCTGGTAAAAGCACCATCATCAAAGCTATTGCTATTGATAGGCTTGTTGTCTTATAGGATCCCCGGTGCGCTTGTAGAGTTTGATCTTCTTTTCTTAAGATAAAGTTTTTAATCCACTGATTGTTTATTTCTGTTAAATCTTTAAATCCTGCTTCGTGTCCAAATGCAACCGGCTTATGTTTTACAAGATCAAGCCACTTCTCAGCCTTCATCTTCTTCACCGTTTAGATACTGTTCGATGAAATCTGTTTGTTCCTCAATATTTATTTCAGCTATTATTTCTTGTTTTTCTACCGGTTTAAAGCCCGCTCTATCAAGAAAATCTTTTGCACAACTTATCTTGTCTCTATCTTCAGAAGCTCCATCAGTCATAATTTTATACATAACTTTTCTTGCTTCTAAAGCATCAAAAATAAAAGTTTCGCGTAACTGCTCAACTATCTGACTTTCAAGCTCGTTCAAATATTCTGCAACTTTAGGATTTCTCAGAAGCTGCGAAGACTGCGAAGATGCAGATCTGGGAGAATATCCAGCATCTATTGCAGCTTGCTGTGCATTTGTTTTTCGATTGTCTAAGTAATTTTGAACGAAAGCTTTTTGCATGTTAGTTAATCTTGCCGACATACTCTCACCCTACCCTTCTTTGATATTTGCCCAGACATAAAATCACGAAAATTTTTGCTTGTATTATTTATTTATCTAAGGAGTTTAATAATGGAAAAGTTATGCCTGGGCATGAAAAAAGCGCCCGGCTAGGACGCTTAA